TGTCTCGGCCCTTTCTTCACCCCCTTATTCTCTTTCAGACCTTTCACTTTCGTGACTTCAGGGTCCAACGGGGGCTGGGACGAGGAGAGAAACTCAACCCGCTTTGCGGCGGGATCATCAACTGCCTCTCTTATGCCGCTTTTCAGCGGTAGGAAACCAGCGCACTTCCCTTTCGTCATCATGGCGACGAAATCTGCGATGGTTTTCACTTTGTTTAGCTCTGTTCTCAGGTCCTTGACCTTCCTCTTCGAGATCCCTAATTGCGCAGCAACGCTCGTTAGAGCGCTGTGGCTTTTGGGATCGAGTGGATGTGGTCCATGCTTTTGATGCAAATCGGCTTTGTACAAAGACCACCAATTGTCCTCGGTGTCTAAGTTTGAGAAGCCATAAATGCGCTTGAGCATGAGAAGATACTCTGACAGTATGGGTACGATCGTCCCGTTCGCCGCCAGGTAACCGTTGACTCGGTTCCTGATCTGGACGTAACTGTCTAGCGTGAATGCCGTGGGTATCATGCGGAGGGCCTTCAAAATGTCTGGTATGGAGTCCAAACAGTTATCGGGGTCCGTATAGAATCTCGAGCAGAACGTCGGCCCAATGTTCCAATCGGGTGACGTGTCCTTGATCTTCGTTCCAAGGAGTAGAGCTGCCTCTCCGAGTTCGACCGAATTTAAAGCGTCGTCGCCGTACTTGGGACCCAATAAGTCCCAAGCCTGCTCAGCTGTGTGTTCGGCCATTCTCAACGAGGCGTACTCGTGAAAGCAAGTGATGATTGTGTTTCGGTATGTCGTGTCTCCCGCTCCAGATAACGTTTTCCACTCAGCCTTGTGTAGCTTCTTATGGAGTGGAAATTTGATCGTCTGTGTCCGGTGATTGGCCAAGATTTCGTCAAGGCGCTTAATATCATCGGGGTCTCTGGAGAACAATCCCTTAAGGATTGTATTCGGGATGGTACCTAAGAATTCAGAGATGCTGGCGTCCATCTTCGTAAAGTCGGATTGCCGCACCTTGTCTTTTGCAACTCTTTTCAGAAAAGCGGTAATTGCTGTCGCGCTTTTCAACGGGTCCATCCCGGGCATGAACCATTGATAGAACTTCGATGCATACTCCTTCGCTGGATAGATGAAGCTGCTTAAAGCAATCAGGTTCTCGGTGCCGAGAGGTTGAACAGCTCGGGGCGGTCCAGGTTTGGACTGTCCTTCGCTTTTCACGAATGCCTTCGTGATTTTCTCTAGCTGGTTTGGGTCTGCCTCACG